GCAAGAGCAATCTCAAGTCGTGTCTCTGTATTATTTAACTGAACGACATTATACGGAGGATAATTACTTTGTGTTTGGGTCTGAAAAACGTTGGTTAGATAGTCATCTACCCCGATAGAGTTGCGGACAATCTTATCCATCAACTGATCCAAATCGGCAGCATTAAACTTCATTAAGTTAGTCATTTGACTTCTCCTTTTAAAGCGAGAGTGTGTTGTGTGGTCCCCGAAGGCAACCTGGCGTCAAAGGGGGAGTTAACCCCCCTCTCCTCTGACATACTAATTATACAACATATATAAAAAAACGGGGTGTGGAACCCCGTATCTTTTTATTCGGTTTTACTCTTCATCATCAAACGCCATTTCGATTGGTGCGTCTTCATCTTCAATTTGATGCATAGACCAAATTTCAAGATTCAAATCGCTTAGTGATTTACGTTGAATCATTTTTGGATTCAAAACCTCCTCAATTGGTTTAAGAACATTGTCTCTCCTAACAACCCAAGTTTTATTAAGTTCTTTCTTGAATTTTGTGCGAGATGCAACAATTTTCTTTGCGTTATTTGAATTATTATCATTGTAAAGAAGGACTTTTACTTTCTTAGGGGTCTTTCCTTCTTCATTTGCTTTATTTTCAAGAGCACAAACTCGATCAATGAGTTTCATAGCATAAGTTCTACAAAAACTAACATTGTCCTGAATAGTGATAACGATATACAAAGTAGTATCATCTTCAAAATCACTAATCTCCCAATCATCAGAGGAATTAATAAAGTTATCCAAATCGGATTTATTACTATTGATAGTCATTTGACCAGCAACTGTATTCTCATCCTTAACAGAATCCATTGCCTTAGTAATGATTCGTTCTACAACAATCTCATTATCGTTATATCTAGTGTAGCAACCCATATGTCTAAGAATTTGCCTACACATGTCTCTTGTCACAATGTTATAATCAAATCTATCTTTTTCATCCCTAAGAATAGAAACGAGAGTTGACTCAAAGTTGTGATCTTTTGTATCTTCTGGGATGGGACCGAAGACATTTCCCCACATCGATGCAATTTTTAAGATGGTAGAGGTAAGAAAATCATTAAAGACGCCACCATCCTTAGGATATGCTCTTTGATATTTTGCGCTTGGTGCTGCATGTACGTTGCTAGATTTACTAGCAAGTTGTCGTATGACACTTAAAGTGTGGCGTCTGTCAAGGATTTGATTTTTTCCTTCAACCTCAACAAAAGGAATTGGCCAGGAAGTTCTATCCCAACCAAAAACTAAGGACCCAGACAATCCAACTAGTTTTTGAGATATCAGGTGTTTAATTCCTCTAACCTGATTCTCGTCTGGAATTACAAGACTTTTAATCGCTATCATCATCATTCCCACGAATGTAAGGAATGGAAATGATGCGTAAATATCATCCTCGCTATCTACGCGAAGATCTTCGTGGGTGAAAGTACCCCACGGCAATTTCTTTGCCATTTTGGATTCTCCAAAGTTATGAGACCCCATTAGAAGTCCCTTGCATCTCTATTTATAACATAAAAAAAGACCCCTGTCAAGGGGTCTGCGGGTTTCCGACTTTCGTAGAGACCGCACGAAAGATCTCAGTCTTATTTAGTTACTTCTTCTTGGGGTTTGGTCTTCTTGCCAATATTATACTTCTGCTCAAGAACCCAATCTGACTTATCCTTGTACGCCAGAACTTTGATTTGGTTCAAAGGTGCAATGTCAGTCACAGAGTCTGGTTTGACCACAGAGATCAGTCCCCAGTCTGCCAGGAGACGGACAATGCGGTTGCGTCTCTGAACATCATTCAATGTCAAGTTTGCGTGCTTGCCATCCAGGGCAAACAGTTCCTTAAAGTGAACAATGAAGTATCTTCCCTGCTTGTGCAGGATGTGGCATGACTGATAGAGTTTCTTCTCCTTACGGGACGCAACTCCAATACGGGTCAGAGTTTCGCGAACTTTAAGAAAGTCATCTGGTTCATTAAGAACCACTTCTACCATTTGATCCTGAGACCATTCTACAGTGGGTTCAACAGTCATGGTCATTACATTCCTCCAGTGTCAAGTCGTTGTTTAATAAAGTTAATCTGTTCTTTAGTCAGGATTTTCAGAGCTTGGGACGCTTTTTCATTACTATATCCATAGTATTTTTTGATGCTTTCTAGGTCCGTGACTTTATCCTTTCGGAGCCAGGGAGAGAATCTCTTCTTTTTCCTGAGACTATTTAGATAAAAAGAATATTGCATGTCTTTGTCTAGGTGATGATGCTTATTCATTTCATTAGCAAACATCACACAATCCAAGTGTCCCGATAGACAACGATTGATGATATATGGAGGATATGTCTTGATCTCCTCTGAGAGATCTTCTTTGGTGAAGTTAATTGAGTTCAGCCAGTGCTTCAATTCCATAGTTATACAGTAGTAGTTCCTTTCTGTCTTTTTGTTCGCGCATGTATTCACCAACTGAACGCATGGTATAAGTCAGGTCAAACTCACCCGCTTGATATTCTTTGAAGCGGTCTTTGATAAGTTGAGATGAATTATAGGATATGAGTTGAGGTCCAACAAATCGATCACAGATGGTAGCAAAAACATCATGGTCGAATCCTTTGTGCATATTACCTCTCTTCCCATAGAGGTTAGAATCAATTTCGTATGGGGGATCTAGATATGTGAATGTAGACTTATCATCTGTAAGCAGTTCTTGATAGCGACCATTAGTGATCTTCCAGTTACCAATTAGTTCGGTATATCCAGGGAGTTTATCAATGCCTCGCATCGAGAAATTGCTAACTGACGCTTGCTTGCTGAAGGAACTGGACTCAGTGAGACCAGAGAAAGAGCACTTATTAACAATATAAAAACACACAGCAGCAGATAGGTTGGATGTTGAATCATCGTTTAGTTTCTCCTTAGCGTCTAGAAATAATTGTTTTGCTGATACTGGTTCTGGATTTTTAGACTTCAGTTCTTGAAGTCGTTTGTAGAGAGCATGACCGTCATCCTGTAAGGTCTTCCAGAAATTGACCAGTGGTTCATACAAATCATTGACCCAGACATTGAGATTTGGATACTTCTTTGTAATGTAAATTGCCACAGATCCACCACCCAAGAAAGGTTCGCGATACTCTTTGAAATCCCTGAGATCAGGAATATACTGATCCATCTTGACGCAAGCACGAGACTTGCCGCCAGGATAACGAAGTGGTGTTTTGTAAGACTTCATAGAAATTTAGGACCATCATCAGGTGATGCATGGAGGAGCACTCCATCAACTTTGTTCAGCAGTTCCTGCATCCCTCCATGAAGAATACGATATCCAGTTCCCACATACAACTGACCCAGAACAACAGCAACAGTTGCTGTGCCCCAGAAGACATAATAGAACCTTGATTTAACTTGTGCTTTTAATTTTTGTTTTGTCATTTGAATTCACACTCCACCATAATTTCAGTAAGACATGCAAGCATGTTTATTTCCTGGTCAGCAACGAAGGCAGATTGGTACTGATACTTAGCAAGAACAAGCACAGCAGCAGGAATGCTAGAGTTGCTAAGGGCATCATATAGAGCATCATAGATACGGCGAAGGAGTACAGAAGTATCGTTATCCAGATTAGAAACGAGCCACTTGCGTACCTCAGGAAAGTCCTTCTCCTTGAGTTTTTTAATGAGGTCATTTACCTTTACATCGGAAAAATGGGCAAGAATACCGGTGTCGATTTGTCCACCTGACGAGTATCTTTGACATTCGTTGAGGACACGTCGCCAATCGGGGAAGTGTTTGTTGATGAGTTCGACAAGAACTTTCGACTCATATCCAACACTCTCCTTATCCAGGATGGTTTGTAACCGCTTGAAGAATTGGGCGGCAAGTTCTTGTCGTTCTTTTCCTCTGATTGAAAATTCAACGACGGCACAACGGGAGTGGAGGGGGTCGATGATTTTGTTTTTGTAGTTACAGGTAAAGATGAACCTGCAGTTCCCATGAAACTCCTCGCAAAACGCCCTAAGTAGGAGTTGTACGTCGTTTGTTGTGTTATCAGCCTCATCGATGATGATGACTTTGGGTTTGCCAGTCGCTTGAAGTGATACGGTCGAAGCGAAATTCTTTGCAGTATTTCTGACCGTATCAAGGAAGCGTCCCTCATCGGATCCATTGATGACATAAAAATCTACTCCTAGTTCATTGCAGAGTGCTTTTGCTACTGTAGTTTTACCACAACCTGCGGGACCTGACAACAACAGATTGGGAACCTCTCCTTTATCTAGGAAGTCTTGAAAGGTCTTCTTAATAGAAGTTGGTAAAATACATTCTTCAATAGTTTTGGGTCGGTACTTCTCAACCCAAAGAAATTCATCACGCATGTTCTTTTTTCACCAAAGTAAACGAACCATCATCATTAGGGATCCATTCTAGCACATCCCCTTCTATCCAACCAGTTTCTTTCATGAGTTCATCGGGGAAGGTTAGAATCCCATCATCATCAACTGTTAAAGTAGTTTTCATTCTAAAGGTCGAACAAATTCATTTGACACAATATCAGTTGCCTTCAATTGTTCTTTCATATATTCTACACCTTTTTCAGGTATAGCAGTATCCCCACAAGTAAAGACATCACAAACTGCCATACCATTCTCTGGCCAAGTATGGATACTGAGATGACTCTCAGCAAGCATAGCAATTCCAGTCACACCCTGAGGATCAAACTTATGTACTGTCAGATCAAGTAGTGTTGATTTACATTCTTTTGATGCTCTAAACAAAACCATTCGTATGAACTCTTTATCATCAAGTAAATTAAATGGACATCCTTTCAAAGTAAAAAGAATATGTTTCATTTATACCCAATCCGGTTTTCTGGATTCGTCACGAAGATAATTAGATGCAACCCAAGGTTTGGATGCGATATACATTTTGTAAGCAGTAAAAGTGTCGATGCTTGTGTCAAATTTAAACTCATCAGGCATGGCGCGGGCGTAATTGTCTGCCATAGAGTAGCAGGTTATTGCTTGACCAGAAACATTTTGGAACATCTTCTTTGCTTCAAACAATGTTTGAGCACAGGAATGAACCTTATCATAACGATGCCAGTATTCATGGGCAAGAGCACATCCATGCTGGATCAACCAAGCAGTATTGAATATTGATTCTGCTGCCCACTTAGTGCAGGGATGATTACGGAAAGCACCTTTCTTGGTGGCATATGGTTCACCATTCATTTTATGAATAGGACCCCAATCATAGTACCAAGATGAGTATATGATAGAGAGCATTTGACATGCCTCCAAAGGCATCTTGACCACATGTTTGTCAGGAAGAACCTGAGCAGACATGTGGGGATCGGGAGTTGTGACGAAGATGTTCATAATATTTTTGATAAAGAGATTATCAAAAGGAATGATAGCATTATAACCACATCCCAGGATTTTGTCTTCACAAAGTAAGGAACTGAAATAGCAT